CCAGGTGGATGGTATATAAAAATCTGTAGAGGTAGTGCATGCTATGAACAAACAACAGCATCATGGGTGAGAGCAGGACCACACCAGTCATGGCCAACGTTCATGAATACTTATGCTGCATTTCCATCTAACACAAATCCTACATCAGGGTCAGCACAGACTACATCAATCTCTATCAATGTAACTACAGCAGGTAACTATGTTCTGGAAGTTGCTGCGGATAGCACAGCATCTTTCACATGGGATGGCACAAGCGTGGGATCAGTGTCTAGCACTACAACTTCGAGTATAAATATTAATGGAGTAACTACAGGTCCTCACACGTTAGGCATCAGCGTAACTAACAATGCACCTGCATCGGGGACAGCAGACACATGGGCAAATAATCCAGGTGGAGTAGCATATACATTGAAACTAGGTAGTACGATAGTCTCGACATCACTAGACCTTGTATCAAACACTACGACATCAAGCAATCTAATATGGCATACTAGATTAGGAACTGGGTACGCAGTAACAGCAACGTAATGGAACTACCAAAGATTAAAAACGAAGATCTACCTGATAAACTAAAAGAGATATTGGGTGAAGAGGATGCAGAGTTTGATGCGATAGTAGATCCTGCAGATATTGTTGATGTGCACTTAGACCTAGATGAATACTATAGAGAACGAACAGAGACCGCACAAATGCTTTTAGAATCCAGAGAAAAACTAGAACAAATCCGACATGACTTTAAACGACACCTTAAAACAGTGCAAGAAAATAATTAAAGCACGCAAGAAGAATAAGAAACTCTACACTAAAGCAGATATTGCTTATGTGAAGATGATCAGAGATCAAGAAAAGAAAACACTTGACATTAAGTAAATATTAAGATATACTATATACTATTACACATAACAAAGGGATCGAAAGATCGTGCCCCTACGGAGTGTAAGAATCTTTATGTCGAAAGATTTACCATCCGCAGGGGTTTTCCTTGCGAGAAAACAAAAACAAAAATGATCAAATCAACAATCGCAGCAGTAGCTGCAACTCCTCTTCTATTCTCTGGTGCTGCGTTTGCAGGTCCTTACGTTAACGTAGAAGCAAATGGTTCATATCCAGATGGAACATATACATCAGGTAATATTGAGTTCCAAGTTGGATACGAGGGAACAACTCCAAACGGAATCTCATGGTATGTATCAGGTGGTCCAACAGTTCAGCACACAGAGTCTGCTGATGAGTTTGGCGACGTTGAACTTGCAGGTTACTTAGGTGGTTCTAAGGGACTTACAGAGAAAACATCTGTATACGGAGAGATCTATGGTGCAACTAACGTTGATGACGTAGACTGGTCTGGAAAGGCAGGACTTAGATACACATTCTAAACCTTAATATATAAGGTAGACCTAGGGGACGCAAGTCCCCTTTTTTCATTCAACACTACTATGAACTTTGCTGTTTACACAAGAGACGGTTGCCCATACTGCACACAAATCAAGCAGGTACTGGAGGGTAAGGGATATAACTTCAGAGAATATAAACTGGGGGTTGACTTTCAGAGAGAAGCATTCTATAATCAATTTGGACACGGTTCAACTTTTCCCCAAGTTGTATTAAACTCAACTAACCTAGGGGGTTGCACTGATACGGTCCGATATTTAAAAGAACAAAACCTCTTGTAATGGAAGAATTCTATGATCTTGTTGAACGAGCAGTTGATACTGCCTTTGAAGAAAACAAATTTTACTTTAAGGCATACGATTATCTGTTAGCTAACAAGATCAAAAGAAAACAAATCACAGAGTTCATTGAATCTGGCACTGCTGTTAGTCTAGGAAATCTAGTTGATGACCTAGAAGGATACATCAAAGGTGGCAAGAAGAATGAATATCTGCGTGAAGCGTATGGTCATCTAGGTAAACCTAGAGCACGAAAGATAAAGGAATATGTCTATGGCATCCTAAAAGATGCGTGGACTTACGAATTATTTAAGAGACCAGGCAGAAAGAAACGGACTAAATAATATTAGTTCACACATAGGAGGTTGGTTTCCAAAGTAAACATTAACCAAAGGGGGAACCAATGCTAATAGCACTAGCAGTTCTAGTTACTATCGGAGCATTCTTATTAGGAATCACGATAGCATGGTTGGCAAAAGGATATGTAGAAGACTACATTGAAAATGCTGCCTACGCAAAGTCAGTCACTCATCCAGAAATGTTCGATGAAGATGGCAATATGGTACATGATGAACTCATGTATATCAGACCTACATCACCATGGGATTTACCTGTTGAGGACGAAGACGACGAAGACTGATTTCATTATCAAACATTATGGCAACACGAAACATGGATAACAGTAACCCTAGGTTGCTGTTGAGTGAGATACTAAGGAAAGTATCTAACGCAAAAACTAAGAAGGAAAAGATCGCACTCCTTCACAAACACAACTCTCAAGCATTACGTTCTATATTGATATGGAACTTTGATGATAAGGTTGTCTCTGCTGTGCCAGAGGGTGAAGTACCATATACACCCAATGATGCACCTGTAGGGACAGACCACACTAGATTAGAACAAGAGTATAGAGGTCTCTATCGTTTTATAAAAGGCGGTGCAGATAGTATTCCTAATCTAAAGAGAGAGTCATTGTTTGTTCAACTACTAGAAGGATTGTCTGCTGAAGAAGCAGAACTTGTTTGTCTGGTAAAAGATAAGACTCTAGCTACCAAGTACAAGAGGATTACCAAAGCGGTTATCTCAGAAGCATTTCCACAAATCAAGTGGGGTATCAACAGAAGTAAATGAAGGTCATTAAAGAAAACTGTGATCCAAAAGATGCACAGGACACATCACTACCATACACTGCCTATCTCGTAGAGTATAAGGTAGATGGTAAAGAACGTTATGATATTTCTATTGCTCAGAAGGCAGTAGATCTTTTTGATTATTACTATGATCTATACAAAAAAGACTTCGTAAAGTTTACCCAAGCAGCAGGTAGAGTCGCACCTAACATGTGGCAAAACCCTGCAGAGAAACCAAAGAAACCTGCAAAACAACAAAAACCTAATCGTTATAGATGAGCGTAACATTAATTTCTGTGACTCCCGATGCTGAAAAGACCATCGGGTATGTTGCTCGTGTGAGCAATCCTAATAATCAAGACAACCCTAAAGTTGCAGGGTTACTTAAGTATTGTATCAAGCATCAACACTGGTCAATATTTGAGCAAGCAAGTATGACCTTGCAGATTGAAACTACTCGTGCCATAGCAGCACAGATATTAAGACATAGATCATTTACATTCCAAGAGTTTAGTCAGAGATATGCAGACTCATCTATGCTAGGAGAACAGATTCCTATGATAGATTTGCGTAGACAGGACGATAAGAATAGACAGAATAGTATAGATGATATCGATCCTTTTGTTAAACAAGAGTTGGAAGTTGATATCAAAAAACATTTTGATGAGGGAATGAAGTTATATAAAAAGATGTTGGGATTGACCATTGCGAAAGAGTGTGCTAGAATGGTTCTACCTTTAGCAACACCTACCAGAATCTATATGACTGGTTCATTGAGATCTTGGATGCATTACATCAATCTAAGATCTGCACACGGTACCCAAAAAGAACACATGTTGATAGCTAACGATTGTAGAGCAATCTTCATGACACAGTTCCCTATTATCTCAGAAGCATTGGAGTGGACACATGCCTAGTTATCCTGTAATCAACCAAAAGACTGGAGAGAAGAAAGAACTCTCTATGTCTATGAAAGAGTATGACCAATGGCGAAAGGACAATCCAGACTGGGATAAAGACTGGCAAGCGGGTATAGGTGGTCACATGTATGGTACACCTAAGATGGATGATGGTTTCAAAGAAGTCATGTCCAAGGTACAAGCAGCACATCCTAAAGCGAACTTATCTCGTTTCACATAATGGCAAGAGCACGCAAGAAAACTGGCACTCCTCAAACATATCCTAACGGTATGACAAAGAAGCAAATGAAACGTAAGAAACCTATTGATTCTTCGTACATGACTGAGGTGAAACCTTTAACAGAGAATCAAAAGACTGCCTTCGCACAGTACAGCGAAGGTAAGAATCTATTGTTACATGGTGCAGCAGGTACAGGTAAAACTTTTATTACATTGTATCTTGCTTTGAAGGAAGTACTTGACGAGACTACACCTTATGATAAAATATACATTGTAAGGTCTTTAGTTCCTACTAGAGAGATTGGTTTCCTTCCAGGTGACCATGAAGATAAGTCTGCCCTATATCAGATACCATACAAAAACATGGTAAGATATATGTTCAGCATGCCAGATGATAACTCATTTGAAATGCTGTATGATAATCTTCGAGCACAAGAAACTATTAGTTTCTGGTCTACAAGTTTTATTCGTGGTGTTACATTAGATAATGCTATCGTTCTTGTAGATGAGTTCTCTAACCTAAACTTTCATGAGTTAGACTCAATGATTACAAGGGTAGGAGAAGATTCAAAGATCATATTCTGTGGTGACATCACACAATCTGATCTAACAAGAGAGAATGATAAGTCTGGTATATCAGACTTCATCAGAATCTTAGAGGAGATGAAAGAGTTCTCATGTATCGAGTTTGATATTAATGATATCGTACGCTCTGGTCTTGTGAAGTCCTATCTCATCAGTAAATATAATCTCGGTCTATAATGTTTGACTTTGTAAATGTAAAACTTGAAACACCTGACGTAGAACCTGTTAATAAGGACGGTATACGGTATTATAAAGTACCTGATACTGATAAATACTTTCCAAGTGTAACCTCAATCACATCGTTTAAGAACGCTCAGTTCTTCAAAGAATGGAGAACCAAAATAGGTGAAGATGAGGCAAATCGTATCACTGCTCGTGCTACTCAGCGAGGAACTACATTTCATAGTATCGCAGAAGATTATATCCGAGGGAACTTGGACATCGATAGTTACTTGGGAAACAATCCCTTGTCAGTTAGGATGTTCCAGACCGCAAAGAAAGAGATAGACAGGATTAGTCGAGTCCATTGTCTAGAAACTTTCTTATACTCTCACTACCTTGGACTGGCAGGACGTGTTGACTGCATTGCTGAGTTTGATGGCGAGTTAGCAGTGATAGATTTTAAAACTTCATCTAAAGAAAAACAGGAAGATTGGATCGAGAACTATTTTGTTCAAGAGACTGCGTATGCAGCAATGTTCCTAGAACGATCTGGAATCGAGGTAAAGAAAATTGTCACACTCATCGCCACTGAAGAGGGAACTACACAAGTGTTTGAGAAATACAATCTTGATGACTATTTACAGCTACTCAAAACCTACATCAATGAGTTCGTCTCTTTCCATAATGCTAGATAAACAAGTCAAGGGGAAAGACCCTTTTAAGAAACAAACCTCAAAGAAATCCAAAAAGGATGCTGACGATAAGTTTCTTACACCGACTAAGTTTTCTCAGGAGATTGAACGACTAGTTAAAACTAGTGGAGGACTTATATCATACATCGAAGCAGTAGTAACATACTGTGCAGAGAATGAAATCGAAATAGAGACAGTCCCTAAACTATTATCTAAACCACTCAAGGAACGATTGAGACATGAGGCAGAACGTCTCAACTATATGAAAGCAACATCTAAGGGAGTCTTGCCACTGTGACAGGGTTTGAAGTATACCGAACTTACTTAGCACTCAAAAATCATTTCACTAAAAAGAACTACGACTTCGTAAAGTATAACGGTAAGGTCCGTGCAAATGAAAAATCATTTGAGCAAAGACTTGACCGTTACTTTTTTAAGAAGTTAGCGGTGAAATATAAAGATCATGAGATCATAGAATATTTTATTGCTAACTTCATAGAAGATCCTAAAGGTTATATCAAATCTTTTAGTGTTGATAACTATACTAAGTGGAAGCATAAAAAAGAATCACTGACATATAAATTTAAAGAGGATGTCAATGCCTTACTAGATGATGTCGAAGCACCCTACGACAAATCATTTGGTGAGATATTTAAAGCAAGTAAAGGAAAGCATCCAAACATACTCAAACGTTTCTATGCTAATGACATATCATTAGAAACATTGGTAATATTTGAGACATGTCTTGGGTATGTAAATGATCTAACTAAAGTATTAGTTGACCCTATATGGGATGACACTAAGATGAGAATAGTAAAGTATCAACCATTCTTACAGGTAGATTGTAAGAAGTATAGGGGTGTAGTTCTAGATGTAATCAACACAAAGCTATGAGTTTTTTTAAATCAAAACAAGTCCAAGAAAATCTTAATGATATCTTTACCACCTATCAAAAGATATCTGCACTAACGTCAGCAGTTCCTCACATGGATATAGAGGATAGACTAGAGCATATTGATTCTTGTAAAGACCTAATAGAGAAGCAGAAGACATTTTATTTTAGACTACAACTAGCGTCTAAGACTGACCCAGAAGCAGCAGATATGAGAGAAAGAATCAATGCATTGACTCAAGCATTTGGTTTCAAGGATCTATATGAGTGCATGGATAATATGATCACGACATTGGAACAGGCAGCAAAAAAAGAACTTGACAACACCTAAATAGTGTGTTACGATGACAAAGTAACAATCCAAACAATACAACTAATACGGAGAATACGTTTATGTCTTTTGCATCACTAAAGAAAGCTTCCTCTACAGGAAATACTTTAGCAAAACTGACACAAGAGATTGAGAAACTCAATCAACCTCAGTCTGCATCATCAAATGTTGATGAGAGACTTTGGAAACCAGAACTAGATAAGTCTGGTAATGGTTACGCTGTAATCAGATTTCTACCTGCACCTGATGGTGAAGATCTCCCATTTGCAAAAGTGTGGAGTCATGCATTCAAAGGACCTGGTGGACAATGGTACATCGAAAACTCTTTGACTACTCTTGGCAAACAAGATCCTGTCTCTGAGTACAACACAGAACTGTGGAATGCAGGTGGTGAAGGTTCACCTCAACGTGCCCAAGCAAGAGCACAAAAGAGAAAACTTTCCTACTATTCTAACATCTATGTTGTGTCAGACCCTGCACATCCAGAGAATGAAGGAAGAGTATTCCTTTATAAGTATGGTAAGAAGATTTTTGACAAACTCGTTGAAGCAATGCAACCTGCATTTGCTGATGAGAAAGCATTAGATCCCTTCAACTTCTGGGAAGGTGCTGACTTTAAGTTAAAGATTAGAAAGGTTGATGGTTACTGGAACTATGATAAGTCAGAGTTCGCAGCACCCAAACCTCTTCTTAACGACGATGCTAAACTAGAATCAATCTGGAAACAAGCATACTCTCTTGCTGACTTTGAAGCACAAAAGAACTTCAAGTCTTACGAGAAGTTGAAAGCACGTCTAGACTTAGTGCTAGGAATATCTGCTGCTCCTACTCCTCTACCTGTAGATGAATCTCTAGATGATTTGTCAGAAGGTAAGTCATGGGGTGCTGAAGTATCTAACTTCAGAGAGAAGGCAGTTGCTTCTTCACCTGTAGAAGATGAGGAAGATGCTCTTAGTTACTTTTCAAAACTAGCTGAGGAAGAATGAAGATTGCACTAGCAACCATACTTGCGTTAACATCCCCTGCTGTAATGGCAGGGGATTACCATTATGGTCACACAGTAACGAGAACTTGTTATGAAACAAGAGTTCGTGAAGAGTATATCCCACCATGGAGAAGTAACTATGGTGAAGGGTACATCAACAAATATTACGAGAAAGTAGAGACTCCTTGTTTCACTCATCGTCCTGCTCCTAGGTCATATCCTGAGAGGTACGAGCATAGTGGACCAGATCTAAACTCATGTGAAGAGGGTTCATTCTTAGGAGCAATCCTAGGTGGTGGTGCTGCAGCAGCACTGTCTGAAAAAGATGCTATGGGATGGTCAATACCTTTAGGTGTTGTCAGTGGTGCGTTGATAGGTTGTCAAGTTGATGGAGGTTAGACATGGTAGAAATGATACTTAAAGAGTTTCCTCTTACCGATATAAAAATGCCTAGAAGTAAAGATACATACACGAAAGAGGAAGTAGATGCTCTTATCAAATACGCTATTGATGAAGCAAGAAAGATTGATGAAGCATCAATGGCAAAACATAATCGTGATGCTACGGTTATTAGTATGATATTAGGATTCACTACTCTTGCATTATTTGTAGATGGGTTACTTAGATTATTAGGTATCATTCCGCCATTCATGCAGATTGATATTGATTTATTGGATAAGATTGTAGACAGAGTAGAGGTTGATGTGATAGATAAACTAAAACAAGTACCAATACAGAAACTATTTCAACGATGAATGACATAACTGTTTTTTTATATGGTGTGTTCTTTTTTGCTGTAGCAGGAGCAACATTTGCTTTTATGTGGAAGTCTATGACTTACACGTTTGAGACAATGAACAAACCGATTAAAAGAACTAGAAGTGTACATCCAGAGATGGATGAGGTTGAGAGTGGAACAGAGTTACTAGTTTTCAGAGGATACGAAGAAGAGGATGAGGATGATGGAGAGGGCGACATCTTAGCAATCCGAAAATGACTCTTGATTTACAAATATCGCTTAAAAATTTTCCGCCAAAATTTTGACCTCCTTAGTTTTTTATGACCGAGTATGAAAAGAGAGCACTTGACCCATGTTGGCAACGCAAGCACACAGGAATCGCAATGTTTCCCATCGATTCACACAACACTAGCTACCTATATCGTAGAGAAGATGGCACATATTACTGGCAGCATTGTCGCAAACAAGAGGAAGACGACATCTTTATAGATGCAGATGGTCTACAACTCGATCTATTTGGAAAACCACTTCTACCTATAGAGTGGATTAGAAAAGAAATTTTATCAGTATGAAACACGTCCTATTTGATTTAAAGCATTGTTTAATCACTGCTCCACTAAATGATGAAGAGTACATCAAAGAAACTTTGACAGAGGCAGCAAAGATTGGTAACTTAGAACTATTAAAAGTTGACACTCACAAGTTTGAACCATGTGGTGTGACTGGTTATGCTTTACTTTCAGAAAGTCATATAAGCATACACACATGGCCTGAAGATGACGTTGCTAGGTGTGATTTATTCTCGTGTAATCCAAATACAGACTACAAAGCAGTGATACAATATATGCAAGATCGTTTTCACTCAACAGAAGTTAAGCGATGGGGATGTGATAGATCGGATTGGTATTAATATCCTCCTCCGTATCC